TCTACATCAAGAAAATTACAAGAATTATCATATCAAGGTGGATTATATGTTGATAATGTTGATACAACTAATAAATGGAAATGGGACCCAAAAATTAATGACAGAATACCAGGTATTAATTTTAACTCAAAAAGGGTTCAAATTATATCGGCGTTTGAGGAAAATGTTAGACATGGATTTAAAGTATACTCAAGTAGATTATACAATGAAATGAATACATTTATTTATATTAACGGAAGACCTGACCACCAAAAAGGCCATCATGATGACTGTATTATGGGAGTATCAATGGCTTTGTATGTTGCAGAAAAATCATTTCAATCATTAGAAAAAGTTACCAATCATACAAAAGCAATGATTAATTCATGGTCAACAAATATTAATGAAAATAAAAACTCTTCAGACTTCTTTAATCCTATGGTTCCACAAATGGGTAGAGGTAATGGTATGAATAATCAAGGTGAAGCCACCAAGGCTGATTACCAAAAATATGGGTGGTTATTTGGTTCGCATTAACTATTTATATTATCAAGGTAATTAGTAAATTTAAACTATGAGTGATAATAATTTAACGGTATGGCAGAGGTTGTCCAAAACATTTGGACCAAACTCTTTATTAAAGCAAGATTATCCGACTTTTAAGTTTGATAAAAAAGAACTTTTGCGTACCCCAAATCGTGATGATTACGAAAGAGAAAAACTTCAAGCACAACAAACATTTTATTTAACAAATCAATGGGCTAAAGTTGAAAACAATTTATACTCTCAAGCGATTTATTATGAACCATCAAGATTATCTGCTCAATATGACTATGAATCAATGGAGTATACTCCTGAGATTTCAGCGGCATTAGACATTTACTCTGAAGAATCTACAACAACAAACGAAGATGGTTTTATTCTTCAAATTTACTCAGAATCAAAACGTATTAAGTCAGTATTAGCTGATTTATTTAATAACAACTTAGACATTAACACCAACTTACCAATGTGGACAAGAAACACTTGTAAGTATGGTGATAACTTTGTTTACCTTAAATTAGACCCTGAAAAAGGGATTGTTGGTTGCCAACAATTACCAACAATTGAAATTGAACGTCATGAGGTTGGTGTTACTGCCAAAATTACTGTTGATATTACACAAGAAAAAGATGAGAATAAAAAGGCTCTTCACTTTACTTGGAAAAACAGAAACATGGAATTCCAATCATGGGAGATTGCTCACTTTAGATTATTAGGTGATGACAGAAAACTTCCTTATGGTACCTCTATGTTGGAAAAGGCAAGACGTATTTGGAAACAATTATTATTGTCTGAAGATGCGATGTTAATCTATCGTACATCAAGAGCACCTGAAAGAAGAATGTTTAAAGTATTTGTGGGTAACATGAATGATGATGACGTTGAAGCATATGTAAACCGTGTTGCCAACAAGTTCAAAAGAGAACAAATTGTGGATTCTAAAACAGGTAATGTGGATATGAGATTCAACCAAATGGCGGTTGACCAAGATTACTTTATTCCTGTTCGTGACCCTGCGGCACCAGACCCAATTACAACATTACCTGGAGCAACAAACTTATCAGAGATTGCCGATATTGAATACATTCAAAAGAAATTATTAACAGCACTTCGTGTTCCTAAGGCATTCTTAGGATTTGAGGAAGTTGTTGGCGATGGTAAAAACTTATCATTACAAGATATCCGTTTTGCTCGTACAATCAACAGAATTCAAAAAAGTATGATTGCTGAGTTAAATAAAATTGCAATCGTTCATTTATTCTTATTAGGGTTTGAGGATGAATTACAAAACTTTACATTAGGTTTATCTAATCCATCTACACAAGCAGATTTATTAAAAATTGACGTTTGGAAAGAAAAAGTTTTATTGTATAAAGATTTAGTTGCGGACCCAGGAAATGGTATTCAACCAACATCTTCTACTTGGGCTAAAAAACACATTTTCAATTGGTCTGACGAAGAAATTAGATTGGATTTACAACAACAAAGAATTGAAAGAGCTGTTGGTGAGGAACTTAAAGCAACACCTACAGTTATTACTAAAACAGGTTTATTTGATAATATTGACAAATTATACGGTAATCCATCAGGAGCAACCGCTAATGCTGCGGCATCTACTGGTGGTGAAGAAACACTTGGAGGTGGAGGTAGTTTTGAAACAGCACCACCGCCAGCAGGAGGAGGTGAAGAAAGCTTACCACCACCGCCAGCAGAAGGTGGAGCACCTGAAGGTGGAGAAGCTGCCGTTACACCAGAATCAAGAATGAAAAATATGAATTTGTTGATAGAAAGTAATTTATTAGAAGGGTCAACATTTTTAGATTTAGGTCAAGGACAAGATTCTTTAGGAGAAATTTCAAAAGAATTGGATAAGTTACTAAACTCCTAATATTTATATTGAAAACACACTATAATGACTTTCGGAAAAATCAAATCCATAATAGAAAACAATCTTCTTGAATCTTACAAAGATGAAAAAGAATTTAAGAAATCTCTAAAAGAATTCAAACACAATGTTTTGAACAACAAAACTATGTCTAAATTGTATTCTTTGTACGACCAATTGAGTACTCCTCAAGGACTAAACGAGTCTGACGCTAAAGATTTTTTAGAAGAGGGGATTCATTTAATTCAAAAATTACTGCCAAGTATTAAACTACCAAGAAGTTTATCTGAGAATGTTCAGAATAGATATTCTGATATTGATGCCCTTGTTTATACAAATAAATTAAATTTGTTAGAGAGGGTTAATTCCAAAAAAAATATTACAAGTGTGTTAACTTCAACAAATAATGTTGTTAAAGAATCTATCAATATTCCATTGAAATCAATGGTTAGTATTGCAAACCAAACTTTAAACAAATATGTTGAAAATCTTGATGAATCATCTAAAAAAGAATTTCTTCAATTAATTTCTGAAGATTCAAAATCTCTTGAGGACAAGTTTGAAACTATTCGTGAAAGCGCAATCAGTAAACTTAACGTCATCTTAGAAAAAGAAGAGGAATTTGAGTTAAAGACAAAATTGTCTGAAACTATAGACAGATTAAAAACTGAAAAATTTGACCAATTGAATTTTCTTAAGTTAAAAAACTTAGAGGAATCAATCTAAAGAATTTTTCTTTTTTTCAACATACGAGGCTTTTAATATCTGAGCTCGTCTTACAACAGATTTTTTAACGAATTCTTTTCTATCAAATAAAATTTGATTTTGCTTAGTCTTGATAACTTTAGATTTTAAAGTTTTCAGGGCTTTTTCAATTCCGTCTTTTTTTACTTCTACTATTAGCATATTATTACAAATATCACAATTTTTTTAAAAATTTTTGACAATGGGTATAATTTGTGTTATTTTTTAACAAACAAATAAACATTGACATCAATGAAATTTAATGAAAAAAGGAAAAAGTGTAAAGTTAAATCTATTCAGTCCGATAAAATCGGTATATGGTACGGTAGATTCTAAAAATTTAAAATCATTATATATAAACATTCAATCATGGGTTTCCCCAAAATTTGACCACGATAATTGGAATCGGGTCGTATGTAATTTAAACCGAGAAATAAAACATTCGGTGTTTAATTCAATAGATATAAATCTTTTTAAGGAAAACACTATTGTTGATTTAGACCTTAGAACTAGCGGAATATCACATGGAAAAAAATCATTTTTTAATTTAGAAGTTAATTTATATACTAACCAAGAATTTGATTTTAAATCAATTGAATTAAAAGAATCAGTTAAAAAAATAGTAAGAAGTATAGTAAGGGATAACGTTATTGAAAACAAGTACTTTGATTTTTCAATATCAAAAACTAAATAAAGTCAATAAATAACTCCTTTGATATATTTATCTTAAAAACTATTAATGAAACAATTAAGAATTTTAGAAGCAAGTGAAGTCGGTCATGGTATATTGATTGAGACGGATGCGGGTTGGGTTTCCCCAAAAGACATTCGTAATTCCGAAATGTTAAAGGAAGCCGCTAACTTAGATTATAGAAACCCATTTGAGTTTTATGCTGTATTACAAAAGTATGACACTCCAAATAGAAACGGAAGATTTTATCCTGAAAGAATATTAAAAAGAGAGGCTGAGAACTATAAGAAGGCAATTGCCAAGGGTTTATCAACTTCAGAACTTAACCACCCTGAATCATCTTTAATAGACTTAGACAGAGTGGCACATATCATTACTGATATATGGTGGGATGGAAATATATTAATGGGTAAACTTAAATTGTTAACATCACCAGGATTCCACGAAAGAGGTATTGTATCAACTAAAGGTGACCAAGCGGCAAACTTAATGAGACAAGGTGTTACAATGGGAGTATCTTCAAGAGGAGTAGGTTCTTTAAAAAAGGTTGGAGAAAGAAATGAAGTACAAGACGATTTTGAATTAATTTGTTTTGACTTGGTATCTTCACCATCAACACCAGGGGCTTATTTATTCACTAACCCTGAAGATAGAAATAAGTACGAAGAAAATTTAGAAGAAGAAAAAAGGCACAAAACACCAGAAAATTCAGAATTCCAATCCAAAGGAGTTGACTTAATGAGAAAATTAACCGATTATTTGGGAAAATAAAAATAATTATGGAAGAAAAATTTTTTGTCGCAAAAGTTCAGTACGATTTACCTGATGAAAACACTGGTAAAATTAAAAAAATCAGAGAAGAAAAACTTGTAAAAGGTTATTCTGTTACAGATGTAGAAGCAAAAGTAACAACAAAATACGAAGGGTTTACTCATGATTGGAGAATTACTTCAGTATCTGAAAGTAAAATAGATGAAGTTATTGAATAATTGATTTTAAATCAATTTATCTAAAGTGGTCAGTTTTGACCACTTTTTTTTTGCTCGTACATATTTATATGTTGATATAATATTGTATTTCCACAAGATTAATAATCATAAAACATTAAAAAATAAAAGATATATAATTCAAAAACGATATTTTTTGGTTTTTGGTAATATTTATTAGTTAAAATAAATAGATTTTCTATATGAAAGAAAACAAATTAGTTCAAGAGGCTCTTATTCAAATGAAACAAGTTGAAGAAGCTATAGCCGAAAACGCAAAAGGAATACTTGCTTCTACTATGAAGGAAGAAATCAATCAACTAGTAAAAGAATCTCTTTCCGAACAAGCTGACGAAGATGAGGTTGAATTAGATGCTGACATGGATATGTCCGCTGATAATGATGAAGTAGACATGGACATGGATGTGGACTCAGATGATGAATCTGAAGATATGGAAATGGACTTTGATATGGATTCAGACGAAACTCCAATTGATTTAACTGACGCTTCTGACGAAGAAATTTTGAAGGTATTCAAAGCGATGGGTGAAGATGACGGAATCATTGTTAAAAAAGACGGTGAGAATGTTCATTTAACTGACGATGATGCTGATGTAGAATATCTTGTTAAGCTGGGTGAATCTGAAGACGAAATGATGGAAGATGATTCTGATATGATGGATTATGATTCGGACATGACGGATGATGGTGGTGAGTTTGATGAGTCAGTTGATGATGTTATTGATGCTATTTTTAGTGGAGATATGTCAGACGTTGATTCTAAAGATATGTCTGATGACGAAGAAGTTGTTTACGAAATCACATTAGATGATGATTCTGAAATGACAGAAGACGACGAAATGATGGAAGATGATTCTGACATGATTGAGGAAGACGACATGGAAGATGACGACATGGAAGATGACATGGAAGATGACAACATGATGGAATCTAAAAACACAATTAAAGCTAAAGGTGTTGGTATGGGTAAACCTAAATTTGATTACAAGAAAACAACAGGTGGATTTAAAGAAGACATGAAACAAGGTCCTAAATCTGTTGGTACTGGTAAAGCAAAATTTGATTACAAAAAAGGTGCTAACATGGAAGGTAAGTCTAAAGTTGTTAAAACTGAAACTAAGGAAGGCGATTACGGAATGAATAAAGGTGATAAATCTAAAACCATGAAAGGTAAAGAAGATTACACTACTAAAAAAGGTATGACAAATTCTAAAGGAGAAAAGGCGTTTGAAAAAGAAGAAACCAAAGAAGCTGCTAGAACATACGGCATGGGTTCCAAAGAAGGTAGAGGTTTAAGAAAAGGTATCACTAATAACAGAAACTATGTTTATGGTAAAAGTGGTGTTAAAGTTGAATCTACACAAGAAGAAGTTAGAATGTTGAGAGAAAAAAATGAAGAATATAGAAAAGCATTAAATGTTTTCAGAGAAAAACTTAATGAAGTTGCTATCTTCAATTCAAACTTAGCTTACGCTACAAGATTGTTTACAGAACACTCAACTACTAAAAAAGAAAAAATAAATATCCTAAGAAGATTTGACGATGTTGAAACTTTAAAAGAATCTAAAGGTCTTTATAAGTCAATCAAAGAAGAATTATCTAAGGTAGATACAAAATCAATTAATGAATCAGTAGGAGCAAAATTAAATAAAACAGTAACTACAGGTTCATCAACTACTCTAATTGAATCAAAAACTTATGAAAATCCTCAGTTCTTAAGAATGAAAGATTTAATGGGTAAATTAGGGTAAAAAATAAATTAAAATAAACTAAAAACAAAAACAAATACTAAAATGGGAGCATTATTAGAATCAGGTCTTGTTGGTAACATTGGGTTAAAACACCTTAA